CGGTTGGGCGCGGCGAAAAGCTGCCGGTGTCCAAGGGCGCAGGGCTGACCGCTAAAGGCAGGGCCAAGTATAACCGCGAAACTGGGTCAAACCTCAAGGCACCGGCGCCGAACCCCAAGACAAAGGCCGATGCAGGCCGTAAGAAGTCGTTTTGCGCCCGAATGGGCGCGGTAGCAGCCAAGGCCAAGGACGGCGAACGTGCCAAGGCCAGCCTCAAGCGGTGGAAATGCTCATGAAACCGGGACTATACGCCAACATTCACGCCAAAAAGGCCCGAATTGCGGCCGGATCAGGCGAAAAAATGCGCAAACCGGGCGCTAAAGGCGCTCCGACCGCCAAAGCGTTCCGTGACAGCGCCAAAACCGCGAAGAAAGGCAAGTAAAATGGCCAAGCCGCCCCGCATGACCCTGCCGAAGCCCAAGCCGGCTACCAAACCGGCCCCGAACATGTCCACCAGCGCCGTTCTGGGCCGCGCTGAGCGCATTCAGCGCGAAGAAGCAGGCGAAAGTGCCCTGATGCGGCGTCGGCCCGCCAAGGACGTGATTAGCGTCGTCACGCGCATGCGCGAGACGCCTGTGAAGAAGGGCCGCTGACGTGCCTCTGGTCAAGTCGGCGGGCAAAACCGCCTTCCGCAAAAACATCAAGGCTGAAATTGCCGCTGGAAAGCCGCAAAAACAAGCGGTTGCTATCGCCTATGCGGTAAAGCGCGAAGCCGCCAAGAAGGGCAAGAAGAAGTAATATGGCCGATCCCACGGGCATCAATACGGCTGGCAAGGTCGCCAACGTGGGGTCTAACCCTGCCAAGTCGTCGGGCAGCGACGACAAGATGGCGACCATGCGCCACCGGCTGCAAATGGCGCAGTCGGCCTACTCGGACAGCCGCGAGGATGAACTCGACGACCTGCGGTTCATGGCGGGCAGCCCTGACAATCAGTGGCAGTGGCCGGCCGACGTGCTGGCGACCCGCGGGGCCGTGCAGGGCCAGACGATCAACGCCCGCCCGTGCCTGACGATCAACAAGCTGCCGCAGCACGTCCGTCAGGTCACGAACGAGCAGCGCCAGAACCGCCCCAGCGGCAAGGTCATCCCGGCTGATGACAACGCCGACATCGAGGTCGCGGAAATCCTGAACGGCGTGGTGCGCCACATCGAGTACATGTCGGACGCCGACGTGGCCTACGACACGGCCTGCGACAATCAGGTCACTTACGGTGAAGGCTACCTCCGCCTGCTGACCGAGTACTGCAACGACGAGACGTTCGATCAGGACATCCGCATCGGGCGGGTGCGCAACTCGTTCAGCGTCTACATGGACCCGACGATCCAAGACCCGTGCGGGGCTGACGCGCAGTGGTGCTTCGTTACGGAAGACATCCTCAAGAGCGAATACGAGCGGATGTTCCCGGACGCGACGCCGATCTCGACGCTGTACAGCCAAGGCGTCGGCGATCAGGGCATCTCGTCGTGGCTTCAGGAAGACACCATCCGCATCGCGGAGTATTTCTACTGCGAGTACGAGCGTGCCACCCTGCACCTCTACCCTGACAACCAGACGGCCATCTCGCGCACGCCCCGCGACAAGCAGCTTATGGCCATGTTCGGGGCACCCGTCCGCAGCCGTCAGGTAGACCGCAAGAAGGTCATGTGGATGAAGACTAACGGCTTCGACGTGCTCGACGAGCGCGAGTGGCCGGGCAAGTGGATTCCTGTCGTCCGTGTGATCGGCAACGAGTGGGAAGTGGACGGCCGACTGCACATCAGCGGTCTTGTGCGCAACGCCAAGGACGCGCAGCGCATGTACAACTACTGGACCAGCCAAGAGGCAGAGATGCTGGCGCTGGCGCCCAAGGCGCCGTTTATCGGTTACGGCGGCCAGTTCGAAGGCTACGAACAGCAGTGGAAGACCGCCAACACGACCAACTGGCCGTATCTGGAGGTCAATCCCGACGTGACGGACGGCGCTGGGAATGTCCTCCCTCTTCCGCAGCGTGCACCTCCTCCGTTGCCCCAGACTGGCCTGATACAGGCCAAAATGGGGGCTGCTGACGACATCAAGGGCACCACAGGCCAGTACGACGCCTCACTGGGGATCGGCGGCAACGAGCGCTCGGCCAAGGCTATCGTGGCCCGTGAAAAACAGGGCGACGTGGGGACGTACCACTACGTCGATAACCTCGCCCGCGCGGTGCGTCACATCACGCGTCAGATCGTCGACCTGATCCCGAAGATTTACGATACGCAGCGCATCGCCCGCATCATTGGTGTCGATGGCGACGTGAGCATGGTCAAGTTCAACCCGATGCAGCAGGAGCCGGTCAAGGAAATCCGCGACCAATCGGGCGCCATGATCGAGAAAATCTACAACCCCGGCGTGGGCACTTATGACGTGATGGTCACGACCGGCCCCGGCTACATGACCAAGCGTCAGGAAGCGCTCGACGCCATGAGCCAGATTTTGCAGGCCAACCCGCAGCTTTGGACGGTGGCCGGCGACCTGTTCATCAAGAACATGGACTGGCCGGGCGCGCAGGAAATGGCCGCACGGTTCAAGAAGATTCTGGACCCGAAGGTGCTGTCCGAAGGCGATCAGTCGCCCGAAATGATGGCGGCGCAGCAGCAGATCGAGGCAATGACGCAGGAACTGAATCGCGTCACCGACATCATGCAGAACATTCAGGACAGCGCCGAAATGCAGAAGGTCGAGATCGACCGTTACCGGTCCGAGATCGACGCCTACAACGCCGAAACCAAACGCATCGCCGCGGTCCAGAACAGCATGACGCCGGAACAGATTCAGGACATCGTCATGGGCACTATCGCCGCCGCGCTGGACACCGGCGACCTGATCGGCGAGGCACCGCAGATGCGCGAGATGCCTGAAGCCGAGGAACCTGAAGAGGCTCCGGAAATGCCTGAAATGATGCCAGAAATGCCTGAAATGATGCCAGAAATGCCTGAAATGATGCCAGAAATGCCCGAAGGAATGGCTGAAAATGAGCAACTGTAACGACTTCATCGGAATGCTGTTTCTGGCACGCGACGTGACGCATTCGGCGCACCTGAACACGCGCAGCTACGCCAAGCACACGGCGCTGGGCGAGTTTTACGACGGGGTCATTGATCTCGCGGACAAGTTTGCGGAAGCCTATCAGGGCAAATACGGCCTGATCGGGCCTATTTCGCTGATGTCAGCCAAGAAGACCAGCAACGTCGTAGACTTCCTTGAAGGTCAAGTGGACGACCTGATGGAAATGCGGTATAAGGTCGTCGAGAAGGAGTGCACCCCACTCCAGAACATCATCGACGAGATTTTTGGGCTGTATTATACCACCCTGTACAAACTCAAATTTTTGGCGTGAGGTTACATCATGGGACTGAAGACCACCACTTTCTGTCTGGGCTATCAGCAGCTCACCCCAAACTCGGCTACCAGCCTGACGGTCCCTGCCCGCGCCCCTGACGGGTCGGTCCAGCAGGCGACCTTCGCCATCATCACCCCTGAAGGGCAGAATGTGCGCTGGCGCGACGACGGCACCGACCCGACGGCATCGGTCGGTATGCCCATCTATGTCGGCACGTCGCTGCTCTACGACGGCAACCTCACCAACCTTCGGTTCATTAACACAGTGGCCGGCGGAAAAATTAACGTGAGTTACTACGCATGATGAACGTCACGGGGGTTCCGCTAAACATCTCGGGGCCAGCGTCTGCCGCGGGCTACATTCTGACGCCTGACGGCATCATTACCGAAGCCACGACCAGCCGCACGCTGTCGGCCGCTGACAACGGCAAGGTCATCTACTGCACCAGCGGGTCCGCGGTAACGATTACCTGCGCGGCCGGTCTGGGTGCGGGCTTCAGCGTGACGATCATTCAGGGCGACGCAGGCAAGGTTACGGTGGCCGCTGGCGGGCAGACGCTGGTGTCCTACTCGTCGCTGTTTAGCACTATGGGCCAGTACGCCGTCATTTCGCTAATCTGCCCGGTCGCTAACACCTTCGTGGCGGCCGGCAATCTGGGTGTGTAGCTATGTCTGTTAATCCCTCACCTATCGGCGGTTTTGCTGGTCAGTTTTTTGATAACAACGGCCAGCCGCTGTCAGGGGGTAAGATTTACACCTACGCGGCCGGCACTACCACGCCGCAGGCTACGTACACCAGCGCGCTCGGGGGCACGCCGCACGCCAATCCTATCGTTTTGGACAGCGCCGGGCGCGTACCGGGCGGCGAGATTTGGCTGACCGACAGCCTGATCTACAAGTTTGTCATCGAAACCTCGACGGCAATCCTGATTGGCACCTACGATAACATCACCGGCGTCAACTCGAACTTTGTCAACTACACGGTGCAGGAAGAGGTCATCACGGCCACGGCCGGTCAGACTGTGTTCAATCTCTCGACGATCAACTACACGCCGGGCACCAACTCGCTGTCGGTCTACATTGACGGTGTGAACCAGTACGTCGGCGACAGCTATCTGGAGACGGACAGCGACACCGTGACCTTTACCAGCGGCTTGCATGTCGGTGCCGAAGTCAAGTTCACCACGGCCGTTCAAACTACCACCGGGGCTGTAGACGCGAGCGACGTAGGGTATACTGCGGGCTTTACCGGGGCCACCGCGCAAACCGTCCAAACCAAGCTGGAGCAATACGTCTCCGTCAAGGACTTCGGCGCTGTAGGCGATGGCGTGGCGGATGACGGCCCAGCAATCAACGCAGTCATATCGGCGCTCAACGCGGCTGGCGGCGGCACACTTTGGTTCCCGGAAGGTGTCTACAATATCGACACTGCGTTAGTTTTGCTTTCAAACGTGCATCTTAATATAGGCGCAAAAGCCGTTCTTGACGTGGCCACCTTGTCGGGCGGTATTGCAATGCAAGCGCAAGGTACCGTGGGCACGGCAGTGCCGCTCGCGTCTAATGCTTCACGCACCAACACTAGCGTAGCGGTAGCCGCAGGCGCCGAGGCTGCCTTTACCGCTGGCGATTATGTGCTGATCTACTCTGAACGGCAGCCCGACCCCGCAGCGCAGAAAGACGGTGAGTTCCAGATCGTCAAATCGACTTCCAGCGGATCAATTACGCTTCAAGACGGCCTGTGGAGTGATTATGCTACGGCTGACACGGCGTCTATTCGCAAGCTGAACCCGGTCTCCAATATCCGCGTTTTTGGTGGCGGCACCATTCGTGGTTCTGGAACGAACGATAAGTTGCTGACGTTTTACCGCTGCAACGATGTTCACGTTGATAGCATCATTTTTGAGGACGGCGATTTTGAGGCTTTGACCTTCCAAAGCACCCTTAATTTTTCCGCGACCAATTGCTCATTCTATCGCTCCAACAATGCTGGCACTGGTTATGGTGTAGCTATCTATGACGGCAGCCAATGGGGCGACGTGATCGGCAACAAGTTCATTGATTGCCGTCATGGCGTTAGCGGCGGCGGGAACACTGGTGGCTATGGTTTAAACCGCTTTGTCAACATCATTGGCAACAATGCTTATGGTGGCCTTGATAGCGCATACGATGGTCATAGCCCGTGCCAGTATTGGAACTTTGTCGGAAACACGGCGACCGCCAAAAACGGCACCAACTCTGATGGCATAACATGGCAAGGCCTTGACGTTGTCATCGCTGACAACACCCTAATCGGTTGCAAAAACTATGGCGTTTTTTTGGAGCCGCGCCGCCCTGAAAATCAAACTGGTTTAACCGTTAAGGGCAACGTAATCCGTGACAGCGGCCTTTTTGGCGTCTACCTTCTCCCAGTTGGCACCGTTGGGACGATTAGCGGCGTCAACATCACGGGCAACACTGTTCTGAATGCGGCGAACCACGGAATTTTAGCGCGGTCGAACACTGCGAACCGCGATATTAACGGGCTAAACATTTCAGACAACACCGTAATCTCCAGCACTGGTCGCGGCGTCTATGTTTTGTCTGAAGCAGCGACGATCTCGGCTGTCGATATATCGGGCAATACGATTTACGGCAGCAGCGCCGAAGGCATCTATGTCTACGCCAACACCGCTGACATTAACAACTGTGGCGTCCGCGACAACAGCATCACCATGACCGCCGCCACGGACGCAATTGGCGTGCAGACCGGTGCAACGGGTAATTTTGCACAGTTGACCATTACTGGAAATGTTGGAGGCGGTGGGACGCACGGCGTTCGCAAATTTACTGGGGTAGGAACGTACACGAATGTCTGGGTAGCTGACAACGCTTTGACAGGATCGACCGCACGTATTCGCGGGTTTTCTGAAGCGGAGTTCGGCGAAAACCAAGGCTATATTTTGTTTGCCTCAGCCACTTATGACCCACCCAGCCTAAACGATGGTGCTGGCGCGGAAACCGATGTGACCGTAACGGGTGCGGCGCTTGGCGATTACGTCGATCAGATTTCGTTTTCGCTTGATACGCAAGGCATCAATTTGGACGGCCAAGTTACTGCGCTCAACACCGTCACGGTGCGTTTTCAGAATGAAACTGGCGGAACGATTGATCTTGGAAGCGGGACTATTCGTATCCGTGTCCGTAAGGTGCCTAACCCATGATAACGCCTGCATACGCACCTACCGCTACCGAGCGGGTTTTACCTCGGCTTGCGCTGGACTTTACGACTGGCGTGCTTGATCCTCGTGTGACTGTCACGCGGGCATTAAACACGGCTACCCGCGTCAACAGCAGCGGCCTGATTGAGACTGTCAACGCTAATTTGCCTCGTTTCGACTACGACCCCGCCACACTTGCGCCTAAAGGGTTGTTGATTGAAGAAACACGCGCAAACTTGCTTTTGCATTCGTCCGGCGCAAACGAAAGTGCGTGGACAAAAGACGCAACCGGCACTGGTGTGGCCCCTGTCGTCACACCCAACTTCGCCGTTGCACCAGATGGCACTACGACTGCTGATCGCATTGAGTTTAACCGAGGCGCAGGCACTACTGTCAGTGATCTTAGTCGTGTTTTTCAGTTTATTGGCGGAACCGATACGCGCACAGCCACGGTTTATTTAAAGAGCAACGACGCGAACACGTATTCGCTCCAGCTTCTGACTGGCTCCAATGTCCAGAATATATCTGTAACACCGTCTTCATTTACGCGGTTTTCAGTATCTGGCGCTAGCGGGGCTAACTTTATGCTACGGCTGGCCGGGTCAGTCGGCGCGTCTACGACCGCGGATATTTTGTTTTGGGGCGCACAACTCGAAGCAGGAGCATTTGCGACCAGCTACATCCCAACGACCACGACCAGCCTGACGCGCAACTCTGACGTTGTATCAATGACAGGGACAAATTTTAGCAGTTGGTACAACGCCAGCGAAGGGGCGTTTCTTGCTGAATACTCATCTAACGCTGCTACGGCCAGCACCTTTAGCAAAGCAGTAATATCTGTTAACGATACCACATTAAACAACCGACTTTATGTTAACATTAGCACAAGCGCCATCCCATTCGTGTTTATTAATTCCAGTGGTTCCTCGCAAGCCAACATAAGCACTGGGGTCACACTTACAAATGAGACCACAACCAAAACAGCTTTTGCGTACAAAGCGGACAGTTTTGTCGCGGCTACCAATGGGGCCGCAGTTGGGACCGATAGCTTAGGGTTAGTTCCTGCTGTCAGTGCCCTTAATATTGGGCATCAAGTCGGGTTTGCTTCGCTGTTTGGTCACATGAAAAAATTATCGTATTGGCCCCAGCGTTTGATAAACAGCGAAACTCAATCATTTTCAAAATAGGTGTCCGCCATGTCTTTGACCAAAGCAACATACTCAATGATAGAAGGCGCGCCGGTAAATGTACTGGATTATGGCGCGGTTGGCGACAACACAGCGGACGATACTGCGGCCATTCAAGCCGCGATCACCGCCGCGAACGCCAATAACGCAAGCGTCTATATTCCTGCGGGGATTTACAAAGTAAGTTCGTCGATTTCGTGTTATGGTAATTCAAAAATATATGGTGATGGGCGAGGATCGAGGATTAACCCTATCATCAGCGACGGTACTGCTGTTTTTGTCTACCCAGCAAATGCGCAGTTTTTTTCGGTTGAAGATTTGCAAATTGCGTCGAGCGTTGTTTTCAACACATATATAGCTGGCGGCGCGGCGCAAAATTGCACCGCAATTAAGCACACTACTTACGCCAACCGATTTTACTACAAAAACATCATTATATATGGCGTTGCTGTAGGCTTGGACATTTCTGGGTTTATCGGCACATTAGACAACGTGCATGTTAACTGCTGTGATGTTGGTTTAGTCGGAACCAATCTAAACTCTTCAGATATTAATCTGAGGGCGGAAAACAATAAAAAGGCTTTTAGCCTTACCGGAAGTTACGGGGTATTTTTTCGCCAACTTCTCGACGAAGGGGGACACGTATCACCTCTTGCGGCCACAATAGATGGTTGCGGGGGAGTTCATTTTGCTTCGCCTTACTGGGAGCAGGTAGTTAGCGCTCCTCGCGCAACACCTTACTTATCCATTGGTGCTACAACGGCGTGTCAAAGCATACGTATCACTGGAATGAATTTGGTTGATTACGTTACCGCAGGCACAGCTATGCTTTCTGCAGATGACGTTGACGGGCTATTTGTGGAAGGCCATGTTTCGCGTGGCGTCAACGGTGGCCCAACGGTATTGACCACAAGCAATACAACTAATGTTCGCCAGAACGTATGGTCTAATGGAGCGTTAAACGCTTCACCTTGGTTGACTGAAGGTAGCAAGCAAGAAGGCGCTTGCTTCAACTATTTTCCTAACCGCAATTTTGATATGTGGTTCCGTGGCTGGAACAACGTAACTCCGAACCGCAGCACTTTTGCCCAAGAAACAACGTTGGTGCGAAAAGGTGCTAATGCGGTTAAAATTACCGCTACGGCAGGCCAAAACTTTAATGTTTTGACTTGGACGCTAGTTGGAAGCGCAGTTACGTCACTGCGCGGCAAACGCATCGTTATGGGCGCTTGGGTTTATGTTCCGGATATTTCCGAATTTACCGACGTTTTTGCGTCCCGTACAAAGTTTCCGTCAATCACACTAGATAGCTTTAACGGCTCTGCGACCGTAAGTAGCGACAGCCGCAACAACCGTTTTTCAGTTGGGGAATGGCAGTTTATGTGGACTGAAGTAACAGTTCAGGTAGACGCAACTCAGATTTTCCTAAACACTTACGTAAACCAAAGTTCAAATGTAGCCAACGGCAACGAATATATCGTTGTTGACAGCATTGTCCTAGCCGAAGCTAATACACCTTTTGAGCGCTTGATGAACGACGATCTTCCAGACAGCGCTATGATTGCAACGATTGGCGTTAACGGAAAAATGATTAGTTCGACTTCGGGCGTCCCTAGCGACGCTGACCAAACATATGAGATTGGCGACCGCGCGTATAATCAATCGCCGGCTGTTGGTCAGCCAAAGTCGTGGGTATGTACAGTGGCCGGATCGCCCGGCACTTGGACCAGCGAAGGCAACCTTTAACGAGATTGCCAGCCTGCAACAAATGTTGTAGACTGGCCTGTAACCGTACTGATGCGGAACATCAGGTGACTGGAAAGGTCAAAACCAAATGAGCGATGATGCTCCTGAACTAGCGGAAGTGCCCGCGCCAGAACTCGAAGCCACGGCAGCAGTCGAGCCTGTAGAAAACGAAACGCCGGAAACGCCTGCCGAGCAGGAAGCCTCCAAGACTTTCACTCAGGAAGAACTGGACGCAATTGTCGGTAAGCGGCTTGCAAGAGAGCAGCGCAAGTGGGAACGAGAGCAGGCTCAACGGCTTGCGGATATGGAAGCCCGCCAGAAGCCAGCCGCTTCTGCGGACATCAGTCCCGAGCAGTTCGAGACTTACGACCAATACGCAGAGGCTTTGGCCGAACGTAAGGCGGAAGAATTGCTGAACCAGCGGGAAGCCGCACGGCAACAGCAAGCCTTGCTTGAACAGTACCACGACCGTGAAGAGGCAACGCGGGACCGTTACGACGACTTCGACCAAGTCGCGTACAACCCCAACCTGCCCGTCACGGAATACATGGCGCAGAGCATCCAAGCCTCGGATGTTGGCCCCGATGTCCTTTACTGGCTCGGCTCCAACCCCAAGGAAGCGGACCGCATCGCCAGATTGCACCCGATCTTGCAGGCAAAGGAAATCGGAAAGATTGAGGCTTCATTGTCCTCAAATCCGCCGGTTAGAAAAACTTCAACCGCCCCGGCACCGATTGCTCCTGTTACGCCACGCGCTTCTAGCGCACCCGCATACGACACCACCGACCCTCGTTCGACCAAGTCAATGAGCACGTCGGAATGGATCGAAGCGGAACGGCTACGGCAGATCAAGAAGTACGAGGCACAACGTAACCGCTAATTTGGGAATACCACCATGTCCAACAGCATTCTTACTATCGACATGATCACGCGGAAGGCTCTCGAAATCCTTGAGAACAACCTCGTGCTCACCCGCAACGTCAACCGCCAGTACGACGACAGCTTTGCCGTCGAAGGCGCCAAGATCGGTTCGACCCTGCGCATCCGTCTGCCTGACCGTGCGCTCGTCACCGACGGTGCTGCCCTTCAGGTGCAGGACGACAACGAGCAGTTCACCACGCTGACCGTTGCCAACCAGAAGCACATTGGCGTGAACTTCACCACCGCCGAAATGACCATGCAGCTTGACGACTTTGCCGAGCGCGTGCTCAAGCCGCGTATCTCGCAGCTTGCTGCCAGCATTGACGCGGACGTTGCCAACGCTTTCTCGACCATCGGCAACTCGGTCGGCACCCCCGGCACCACGCCGGCCACTTCGCTGGTTCTGCTTCAGGCCCAGCAGAAGCTGAACGAAAACGCCGCCGTGATGTCGCCGCGCTATGCCACCGTCAACCCGGCCGCCAACGCCGGTCTGGTCGAAGGCATGAAGGGACTGTTTAACCCGACCGACACCGTCAGCCGTCAGTTCAAAAACGGCCTGATGGGTACCGGCGTGCTTGGTTTCGAAGAAATCAACATGTCGCAGTCGATCAAGCAGTTCACCTGCGGCACCCGCGACGCCACCGGCGGTTCGACCTCGGCGGCTGTCACGGTCGAAGGCGCGACCACCATCGCCATCACCGGCGCTGGTA